CCGTTAGCAACGGCAATAGCCGTAGCATTCCAAGTCCCTGCTGTTAGTGTACCAACACCTGTAACTCCCGTATATGAGCCTCCAAGCCGTCCTGTAGGTAATGTGCCACTAGATATATTACTTGCGTCTGTAGTATCTGTTGTTGCGCTTGTAGCTAGTCCTGATACATCTGCAGCGGCTACCTGTTCCCAAGTAGGAGCATTGGCAGCGCTTCCAGTACCTTGTTCTTGTAGATATTTTTTAGTAGTTGTTGTGTTTCCTGTAAGTTTAGCTAGAGTGTCTGTCGCAGAAGAATAAATTATATCTCCTGTTGTATAAGAGTTTAGTCCTGTACCACCGTTTGTAGTATCAACAACTCCAGTCAGCGATATAACTTGTCCTGATACAGATATCGGTGCAGTCCCGGTATAAACAGGTGTTGCAAAAAACTCAACAAAAGTTATGTTTGTTGTACCAAAAGTAATTACACCTACGGTGTTACAAACAAAAGATTGACCGGCTCTAGTATTACCTTCAGTAATAAAGAAGTAAGAACCTTGACCTAATTTTGTAGGATCATTTAAACCATAAGTATCGGTATCGGTAGATCGCGTTAATATCCAGTTTGTTGAAGCAGAACCAATATTAGTAACAACATAAACACCGTTTTGAGCAGCATTACTTTGTTGTTGTACTAAAACTCTATCAGAAGCTACTGCCGCAACTCCATCTACAACTAATGCAGCTTGAGTACCACTATTAGTAAGAGTAGCACCGACACCCGCTGTACCATTATCATAAGTAGCAGGAAAATTTACTGTTGTTTCTAGTCTTACCGCAGTGTGTATATCTAAACCCGCAGCAACCGCGTTATCCACATAATCTTTAGTAGCTGCCTGTAAGCTAAGTGTGGGGGCTTGGTTAAGTAAAACTGTACTACCAAAAGTAGTTGCTCCAGGAAGAGAAATAGAATTATCGGCAGCTTCAAAAAGTGATTTAGATGCAGGATAGGTTACAAAAACATCTTTGTCTCCAGCACCGAAATCTACAAGAGAGCCTGAGTTAGACGAAGTAAATACAGTATCTCTAGAGAGTGTAGTACCTGATGCAGTATATGTACCTAGACCCACTTCCCATTCAGTTACTCCTGACTCAGTATTAACGATACTATAATAAGTTGTGTCTCCATCACTCAAACCGTCAGTGAAAGATTGGAACCCACTAGGAGTAATTCCTAATGTTATAGTACCCGTTCCTGTGGTTGTAGAGACTTGTTTTACTCTATCATTTAAAGTAAGAGCCATAATAAAATCCTGTTAAGCTATACGAACAATTGCATTTGTAGCATCAGCAGCTGGGAATATAACTGTGAAATCACCTGCCGTTGAAACTTTATCTCCGCCAAAGTCTAGTACTGCTACTGCTTTATTGCCCTCTGTACTGTTATAAATTAAAGCACCTGAAGAAGTAAGTGTAGCATCAGTAAATGAAGCATTGGGGTTAAAATCAGTAAACGCTGTAGTACCAGTAGAGGTAGGAGTTACATTTGTTAAAGTAAACCCTCCAGCAGTGTATCCTGTACCTACTACTTCGTCTGCGCCCATCTGTGAGTAATTGGTTGTTGCTGCACCAAAAGTGCCAACAATAGCCGCTGTGTTTCTAAATAGTGCGAGCTTAAATACGTCTGCACCGTTTGTAAAATTGTGTGTCCCAGTTAATAGTTCTACTTTGAACGAGGTACACATTGCTTGTGAGATTGCCATAATTAACTTCCTAGTCTAAATGTTTTTCGGGTTTAGTCGGTTTAGTAGGAGGCGTTATTACAACTTTTACTGTCCCTACTGATGTATTTAGTGTATCTGACATTATACCGTTCCTCTAGTGCCTTTAACAGGAATACGCGCTTGTCCACTTCTATACGCGTCTCGTCTGTTTTTGCCTTCACCTAAATTCTGAATTAAGTCCATAGCTTCTTTATAACGGTTATTATAGTTTGTAATGGTATCTGCGTCAGCCTTTAAGTAAGTAGCCGCCTCCAAAAGCGATCCATATAGTAGTGTACTATCAAAATTATCCCCAAGCCAGCTAGTACCAGCAACAACGATACTTTGAGGATAGTAGTAATAATGAAGTTCGCTATCGTAAGCAGCATCAGGTGTAGCTCCTAATATAAAAGTTGTATCATCAAACACCGCGTAATACTCTGGTTTTTTCCAAAAAGTATTATCTGTATCAGGAAACGACTCTCTAATAAAGTTTACATCTTTGTTAAGAAGATAGGTGTAACTATTATCTGTGTCAATCACAGCTAAACTAAAAGTAGCTAACCAATCAGAAGGAACATTAAGATATTTGCTTCCCGCTGTCATAGTTCCCGTTACATTTTTACGTAAGTCAGGTATTTGAACTGAATTAAATATACGTTCCTCTGCCTGCTGTATAAATAAATTAATATCTGCAGTAGGGTATTCGTCTTCAGTATACGACTGAATCGCAGCAACTAACTCTGTATAGTTCATTACTTGTCCTTATGCCATTGGCCCACGAGCCATAGTACCTTTAGTAGCACAACCATTACCACGAGTTACTACACCAGTAGTTTTAATATCTTTTTCTGGATACCCTGCTGTATTAGGTACAGGTACGTCTTGTGGTTGTGTATAACTATCTACCATTTTAGGTTTTCTTTCTTCGTTCTGTTTCATTGTTTTCTCCTAAGTTGTAGTAACCGTTACGGTTCCTATTTGTCCTTGTGCTAATAAATAATTCTCTAGTCCTTCTAGTTGTAAAGGATTTGAAAACCCTACAGGATTCCAACCCCATTGTATATCTCTAGAGCTGTAAGGTCCTGCAATAACAAAACTCTTATCAGGTCTAGGATCTTGTATAGCCTGGGGATCAGTAACCGGATACATACCCTGTAAGTTCTGAGGGTGATCTGGGTTCCAACACTCAGGACACGCTAGTATCTGTGTTTTCGTGGTTCTTATAACTAAGCTTTTTAATTTTGTTAGCTTAAATTGAAACCCACAAACATCACAGTCTGCTATCGCATTCTTTTTACTAGCAAAAGAATTACTCATTATCTTCCTTTAAGATACTGTCTGTCTACAATTCCGCCAGCTTTCATACCTTTCTTTTTATTTTTAGCTTTAGCTTTAGCTTTACGCCCTTCTTCTTGAATCTTTTTTGATAAAGGATAACCGCCACCAGATGCACCTATAAGTGTTATAGAGCCTGCATTATCTTTTATTTTTTTCATTGCTTTAATTGCTCCACCAGCTTTAAATCTAAGTTCTTTAATGTTATCTGGTCTTGCTTCTTGGCGGTCTAGTTTAGAAGAGTACCGCGAACTTCTTTCTCTTGCTTTTTCTGAAGCGCGTATGCTGGCCTCTTGCCTTCGTTTTTGGTCATCAATTTTTCTTGCTGCTCGCGCTTCTGGATCAGCATTGGTAGCCTTTCTCGCTGCTGCTTGAAGAGCATTATTTCTTTTATCGGGGTCTTTAATTTTAAGAGCCTTTTCTGTGTCTTTCAGTGCCTCGTAAAACTGTTTTCCCTTTGTTGCTATTTTACTTATTGCCATTTTAATTCTCCTTAGACCATTCTACCTTTAGTTCTACCGCGTATAGCTATACCATCGCGTTTACACTTTGATGTAACCTTACCACCAGATTTCATATATCCCATTTTGTTACGAACTTTTGTAGGTAACTTTTTTAGTCCGGGATTAGCGGGTGCTTTTAGTGCTCCACCAGCTTTCTTTTTAATTGGTTCTTTTTTTAATTGTTTAAATTCAAAAGTAGGTTTATTGTTAGCCCTTCTTTTTTCACTTTCTTTTTCAGCTTCTTTTATTTTTGATCTACCATAAAGTGCGCCACCAACACCAGCTGCACCAATTGCGCCAGCTCCTTTTGTTTTTAAAGCGACGTTTCTATCATAGTTTAGATCATCTTTTAAATCCTTTCTTGCTTCTTCTCTTGCTTTTTTTGCTGCGGCAGCACTTTCTTTTCTAGCTTTATTTTCAACTTTTTTTGCTATTTTTCCGGCTGATCTTTTTAATAGTTGAGCCTTTGACATTTTAATTCTCCTTATACGTATGATTGTCTGGGTGCTAAAGATAATGTAGCTTTTTCTCTGTCTTCTGTAGAAGCAAGTAGCCACTGCTCTTCATATTCTTGTTTTAAAAATTGTACTTTAGGTCCTGCTTCTGGAATCTTTAGTGATAGATAATAAGCAAGTCCAGCAACCATACAAGGTAAAAACCTAAAGGGTATATGCTGGGTATTAACGCCCGTGCCTGCATCGTCAATTCTTTTTAAGAACCAATAAACAAAAGTATAACTTCCGTCATTTGGGATAGGCCATAAAGTTATTTTAGGAACCACTGCCTGTCTATCTATATAAACTTGTATAGGTCTACCCGTGTCATTCTTACTAGGTATAGAAGCATAAGTGGGATTAGATATTCTAGATATGGTTATATCCGATTGAGTTGTTCCTGTCCCCGTTCTAATAACCTGACTAATAAGATCAATAGTAGTTGTAGGTAGATCATATGTTGCGGTGTCTTGAACAAGAGGAATAGTAGCTTGTTCTACAGTCCAAAGATTAATACCTCGGTTAGCCCATTCAATAGTAAGTAAATTCAAACTACGAGTAGCCGTTCTTAAATCATAGCCCGTTCTAAGTTCCGCACCGCAACGCTCAAACGCTTCTTCTACTAGCAAGTTAAGATCTAGGTTAAAATTATGTGTATTTGTCGTTGTCATTATTTCTTACCTTTTCTTTTAAGTGCTGCTACTCTACGGGGTTTACCCGCTGGTTGCCCAAGTCTTTTCTTTTGAGCTATACGCGATCTCTTTTGTGCTGGTGTCATCTCCCCAGATGTTTTTGGAGTTTTAGCAGAAACACGTTTAGAAGGTCTGCAGTAAGGCGTACCACGAGTCTCACCTTTTTTTCTACCACAAGCTTTACCTGTTCTTACGTCTTTCCAATCTTCTTTGAACCAGCGTTTTAATGCCGCACCTTTTTTGGTTTTACGAACAGCCATTATTTACCTGCTTTCTTTTTCCTGCATTTAGCAATAGCCCCAGAAGCATAAGCGCTAGGAAAGACTTTATAACTAGCCTTTACCTTTTGATAGCAAGCATCTTTTACACTCCCGCCCTTTTTTAGCTTAACAGATTCAAGAGTCTTAGCTTGTTTAGCGTGTGACTTAGAAGCTTTCTTTAAACCTTTTATGACCTTGTTAACTTTAGCGACTGCGCCGCCAGCTTTCATTTTAGTAGGTTTAGTGTGTCCATAGCCTTTTTTCTTTAGCTCTAGATGTTTAGCCATAGTCGGAGCTTTAACTGCTTTGCCCGTTTTTTTATCATACATCATATGAGACTTAAAAACCTTACCACCGGCTTTCATCTTTTTAGGGTTTATAATTCCCATTCCACGAGAGGCTCTCATATCACACCATTTTACCGCGAGTTCTACCTTTAGTTACACAGCCGTCTGCACGTTTAGAAGCAGAAGAAACCATACCACCTTTCTTCATTCCTTTTTTCTTAATTTCGTTAACAACACGTTTCTTTTCGCTTTTTAAATTACGTTTGCCTTTTTTAGTGTAAGCTTTTTCAGCGTCTACTCGACCTAATTCTTCGAGTTCATTTTTTACGCTTCCACCTTTTTTCATTCCTAACTTTCTTTTTATTTTTTTTGCAGCCCCAGTAATCCCTTCTTTTATTTTCTTTCTGGTTTTTGGGTTACCAAGTGCTGCCCCTTTCATGCTACCCATAGCAGCTTGTCTACCTTTTGCTTCTACTTTGCCACCTTCTTTCATACCACCCATAGCAGCTTGTCTACGCTGTGCTTCCATAGCCATAGCCATTCTTGGGTCCATAGCACGAGTACCGGCTCTATCAGCCATAGCCATACCGCCACCCATCATTTTCTTGACTTTGCCGCCCTTCATCATTTTCTTGACTTTGCCACCGTTCATCATTTTCTTATTATACATCTTGCTCTCCTTAGAATATTCTTTACCCACAGACTGTGGAATGTTTACCTTTTTAGCAAACTTAGGGTTATTAGCCACCGCCTGCATTAGTTTAAGTTGCTTGGCGCTTTTAGCTGGCATTACCGACCAGCCCACCAATATATAACCGTTGTAATTGCACTGCCGATAGCACCACAAAACCACATAGCCATTCTTCTACCACCCTTTATTTCAGATAACATAGTTTCAATATTATCAACAGCAATTTTTAGGTGGCGGATATCTTCTTTCACTTCGTCCATATCTTTTTGCATATGGTCAATAGCTACTGAATGTTCTCCTAGTTCACGTTCGGTACTCATTAGCATTTCCACCTTTTTAATGATGCTGCTTTTCTAGTAGGACGACCTTTAGAATCTTTCATGGGGCCTTTCATACCAGACATTCGTGCACAAAAAGATTTACGGCGAGCCGCATCCTTTTTCGTTTTGGGGTTGGGTGCAGGAGCCTTGAGATTAGCTCCAGTTTTTCGATTATATTT